GTACTCATTAACTGTGTCATTGTGTTATGAACTCAAAGATGCGGCTGATAAAAATGCCAAAGATTGGAACAATCAAGTCAATTGTTTCTTTGAATTTATGATGAATAATTTTGAAACTGAATTGGTTGTTATGGGTACTAAACTTGCGTTGACCCAATATCAACTGCCGCTGGATCCGGATGAAATTACCTGCTTTGATGCCTTCCATGCCAAATATGGCAAGTACATCAGCCAGGCAACTGAGCGCCGCTGATCTAGTTCAAAATCAATTGACAGGACCTTAGGGTCCTGTTATAATATATACATTATACAAAGGAGCAATTATGTCTGAATTAGATCCCATTGTCGATAAAATTGTTGTGGCTCGAATTGGTCTACTGCTACGTCATCCATTTTTTGGTAACATGGCTACTCGTTTGCGAATTGTAGATGGTAGCGAATGGTGTAACACTGCCGCAACTGACGGTAGATCATTATTTTACAGTCGACAATTTTTCCAAGATCTTACTCCAAAACAAGTAGAATTTGTCATTGCACATGAAATTTTGCACAATGTTTTTGATCACATGACTCGTGTAGAAGGTCGCAATCGAAGCATCTGGAATGCCGCTGCCGACTACTGTGTCAATGGACAATTGGTGCGTGATAAAATTGGCGAAGTTCCCCCTAAAATTAAAATTTTCCACGATCCTAAACATTACGGTAAAAGTTGCGAGCAAGTATACGACGAAATTTATGATGAAGAAGATGAGAAAAGTCTTGCCGCATTGGGTCAACTGTTAGACGAACACATTGATTGGGAAAAGGACAGTGACGGCACTGATCGACCTCAACATAGTAAAGAAGAATTACGCAAAATTCGAGACGAGGTCAAGGATGCAGTGATGCAGGCAGCGAGTGCGGCAGGTGCTGGTAATATTCCGTCATCTGTGGCTCGATTGATCAAGGACATGACTGAGTCTAAGATGAATTGGCGGCAAATTATTCGTCAGCAAATTCAAAGCACTATCCGTAATGACTATACATTTGCTCGACCTAGTCGTAAGGGATGGCACGTTGGTGCTATCCTGCCAGGTATGAATTATCTCGAAACAATTGACATTGCAGTCAGTCTTGATATGAGTGGTTCTATTTCGAACGAGATGGCACAAGACTTTCTCGGCGAGATTAAAAACATTATGGAAGAATTTAAAGATTACAAAATTAAATTGTGGACTTTCGATACTCGTGTATACAATGAACAGGACTTCGATGCTCACGGTGGTAGTGATCTTTTAGACTACGATATTCAAGGTGGCGGTGGTACAGAATTTGATTGTAACTGGAATTATATGAAAGAACATGATATTAATCCCAAGAAGTTTATCATGTTTACCGACGGATATCCTTATGGGTCATGGGGTGACGAAAACTACTGTGACACTGTATTTGTCATCCACGGTAACGACTCAATTGTTCCGCCATTTGGCACTGTAGCATACTATGACGCAGTTACTGAAGATTGATGCGGATGCGTTTTCAGCGGGTCAAATTGAAAGTAAGATTTGGGCCGCTGAACAATTAGAATCGATTGTTAACGATCTCGATATCGGCCCGCTGAGAATGTATGTACTTGGGGGCTGGTATTCTCTTTTGCATTTTATTCTGTCTGTTAGAAAAAACATTGATATTGAGTATTGCAGAAGTGTAGACCTAGATCCTATTGTTTCTTATAATGCCAATAAAATTAACAATTCGTGGGAACTCCAAGATTGGAAATTTCGTGCCTATCCGTTTGATGCTAATAATGTAAACTATGCACAAGAAAAAATCAATTGTGTAATTAACACTAGCACAGAGCATTTTGATAATAACAATTGGTTTGAAAATATTGACAAAGACACCTTGGTATTACTGCAAGGTAATGATCTCATAATAGACGATCATGTATCAAGACCCGAATCTTTAGATCATTTCATCAATAAATATCCAGTAAAAAATTTAAAATTTTCTGGAACAATGAATTTTCAATTTAAGAATATGTCTTATAATAGACATATGATTATTGGCATCAAATGAATAAACTCAAAGTAAATCCTCTAAATATTTTTGATATTAGACGTGTGCGATTTCCAGCACATCATTTTTTTTACACAGACGAAGTTTCAACTACCAATTTAAAAAAAATAGATGACTGGATTTATCGTCACCTTAAAGGAAGATATTTTACAGGCGACGGAATTGTGCTACATAACAATACCATTGAATATATTCATAAAATTGGATTCGAAGTTGAAAAAGAATTAAGTTTTTTCAAACTTGCCTGCCCTCATTTAGTACATAGATAATTAAAGTAAAGGAGATGTCTCATGACTGAAAACACAACACAAGAACCAACACAACAACCAATTCCACCAGAAGGTACTGCGCCGCCGGCCGACAACGATTTGAATATTAGCGATCTCAATGCTATGAAAATGATCATCGATGTTGCCAGTACACGCGGTGCCTTTAAACCCAGTGAAATGGTCTTGGTAGGACAAACATACAATAAACTAGTGAATTTTTTAAATTCCGCACAAAAAGGACCAGCAAATGGTTGAACTTAAACATGTAGGCAGAGTCAAGGCCACAGGCAAAAAATGCCTTGTGGCCTATCGGACACTGCCGGGTGATGCATATCATGCCGTTATTATTCCTACTGAAAATTTACCAGATAGTTATCACGATGCACTGATTCAACTGGTAGAATCTAGTTCAGCACAGGATAGTTATGAATTGGCTGATGTATTGAGTAGAACTAATTTTCCCGATGGGTCAACCATGCTGGCAGCACTACATACACAGGGCCGCATGATGCGTGTTCCTACTAGTGATATCTCAATGACTCCTACGCTGAGTGAAAGTATTGATCTTGATGAACTCAACGCATTGATTGCAGAACAGCGTGGTCTTGCCATTGATGATCTACATATCAAGCCCGAATCTCCGGAAGCAGATGTAAAAGAAATTGTAGAAGTAAAAGATATTACTCCTCCAAAAAACGAAGAGCATATGACTACCGAAGAACGTGCTGCCAAATATAGAAGCGAGGCAGATCGCTTGTATAAAGAAGCGGCTAAACTTAGAAAAATGGCGTTGGAATTAGATCCAAAAGAAAAGTGATTTTAAAAAAAACTTTGCCTAAAGAAGTGATAGATCATTGGCCTGAAGTTTTTGGTGAAATTAATTTAAAAGTTATTCCAATAAGATATTTGGATTCAATACTCATTAGTTTTAAAGACGGCAGATCCTGGAGTATCTCTGTGAGATCAAAACTTAGGGGCAATGACACTTCAAAAGTAGAAGCAGAACTACAAGAATTTTTCACTGCATACGATGATGCTATTAGTAACATCGATTTTAAACTAGATACAGAAAAAGTAAAACGTGATATACTAAAGATCACGGGTAAATTTTTAAAGAAAAGAAAATTGTGAAAGTACAACTGGTAAGCCATAGTCAGCCAACTGCTGAATTCCAGCAACTAAAAATCAATGATGCACAAGACCTTGTAGCATATTGTGCTAGAGTAAGTAACCCTGCCAATCAATTTAACACAGAAACTAGTGAAAAATTGATTGGCTATTTGATCAAACATCAGCACTGGTCGCCTCTCGAGATGGTCAGTATGTGTTTAGAAATCGAAACTACTAGAGACATTGCACGACAAATTTTACGCCATAGAAGTTTTTCGTTTCAAGAATTCAGCCAGCGATATGCTGATCCCACAGCAGAAATGTCTCAAGCATTTGTTATTCGTCAAGCACGATTCCAGGACACAAAGAATCGACAAAACAGCGTTGAGTTTGACATGACCAACGAGCAGCAACGACTACTGGCTTATGATTGGGAACGTGCTCAAAAACGAGTATTGTACACTGTTGAGAAAGAATACAAGTGGGCCATTGCCAACGGTATTGCTAAAGAACAGGCTCGTGCGCTATTACCAGAAGGACTTACAATGAGTCGCATGTATATGAATGGAACTTTACGTTCATGGATTCATTATATTGAACTGCGTAGTTCTAATGGCACACAGAAAGAGCATATGGAAATTGCTCGAGAGTGCGCAGTAGTAATCAGCAAGATATTTCCGCTGGCTAAAAAATTGCTCAGTGAGCAATAAATAATTTAGGATATGCTTCTTTAAACTGACTATGCAGCCATGCATAGTCATTTATTTTGGCTATTTTTAGTTTGTTTAAACTATTAGATAGCGCATACTTGTTGCCGGCCTTGGCTCCTAACACTGCATATCCACCATTAGGTTTAGAAAGGCCTTTGGTCATCCACGATTGTAATCGTCGTTGACTGTCAGCATCATCTTCTAATGTCAATTTAACTGCTTCTCTAAATCCAGTGCGCCAGGCAATATAAGGAGTTTTGCCAATACAATGTATGCTCGCTAGTTCTGGTAGAATTTTTATTTGATCACTGAGACCTGTAGTAATGTCAATCTTGTTAGTATGCTCTATATCAAATAAAAATTTTGGTAATAGTTTAATTCCGCCATTGCCGTAAATTGCATCGTTGATATCGTTCTTACTGTGCCATATATGCACAACATCAAATTCTACTGGGTCAACTTTAAAATTAAAATTAAATTCATCTAACACTAATGTATCAGCATCTACAACCCAAAAATGTTTAGTTCTTGATTTAATTGCAGCGACTTTGTGGGCTGCATATATGCCCTTTACACCATCAACTCTTTGAGTAAAGGGAAATCGATTTTTTAATAATTCAAAATGTTTGTCGGCAAACGGTTCGCCGCAACTTAAAAAGAAAATGTCATAATCTGAAAGTTTGTAAAATACAGTTGTAGATTCTATGATTTTTTTATTTTCA